CCTGCTGCTGAACGTAGTGTGTTATCACCGAGTGCCATTAATCAGTCCTCCCTATTATCGTAAGTTGTATATCGCATTAACCAACGCCTCTGGACGTAGGATTTTGCGACCATATAGATGCATACCACGAACAATGTCTGCAAATGAGTCAGGGTCACGATATGTTTCTGTCTTATTGATCTGCTCTGCAGTTGCAACTGCTGAACTGTGACCGCCTACGATAACACCGTAGTTAGTCGCATTTGAAGCAGCTTCAGTTGCAGGACCAGTACCAAATGTAGGTAGATTGTTTGAAACGTGTACTTGGAAACCATGTAGGTTATTAATTACAAGACCGTTACGTAGTCCACCTGATTCACCGTAATCTGCGTTCTGAAGACGTGAATCTTCGTCACGTAGAATTTCCATGAATACTGGGTCTACTACAAGCCATCTACCCTGTGTGTCAACATTTTGTTGATCCAACTTACGAGCCATACGAGCAATAAGTTGTAGTGGGTTTGCTTCACCTGCAGTTGAAGGTGTAGCTGTTGCACCGCCTGTACGTGGCAATAGTGCAATTGACTGACCGCCTGTACCTGCGTTAAAGTCAGAACCATCCAACTTCATTGAGGCAAGCAATTCGTCTGAACCTGCAGTTGATACAGCCTTAGAACCGTTAACAGTTGTGTTAGCAGTGTCAGCATTGCTGTGTAGTGCAGATTGTGTATATCCTGATAGATAACCAAGTACGTCTTGGTCAAACTGATCAGATAGACGATATGCAGCACGATCACTAGCAAGACTTTGGAAATTGACGTGGCTATGAGCCTCTTCAATATCGTCCACCTTAAAGGCAAAATAGTTCGCCTTGTCGATGGTCAATGAGAAATCCTCATCGTCCAAATCTTGTGGCGTGATTGTGGTTCCACGTGAATAATTTTTCACCGTGATTTCGGGTTCCTTGATGATTTTCACCGAGTCTCCCATTTGAGCAATCTCTCCGAAATAATCAGAGTTTGTAATTGCTTCAACAACAGATGCCTTGCGGAAAGCAAGTTGCACCTGTTTGGAGTAGATTACGGGCGAGAAATTGCCATTGGGCAGGTTGCCGTAACCTGATGCTGTTGAAAATGCCATAACATTTATCTCCTTTAGCATAAACAGATGCAAAACACACAGATACTTGATTGGAGGCTAGACATCGTAGGGTGCGTAGATTATAACACTTGGCCTTTGTGTTACAGCTACGGGCCATGAATTACTAGGTAAGTCCGTAAGGTCTGTTGTTTGCGTGGGGAATATAACTTGTATAGGTAATCCATATATGGGGCTACACAAACTATTATACATATAGTTATAACATAAATAACTATAATGTCAATACTTTTTACCTAGCAGAGCCAGATAAATCGTAAATAAAGTTTCCACTACGAATAGCTTCCATAATGTTATCAGCATTACGTTCGTATTCTTGTGGAGACATTTTTTGTACATCAGATTCTTTGATAGCCATTCCCGTGCTATCAGACTGAGGTTTACTGCGTTCATTCCGTGTACCCACAGAACGTGCAGCATCTTTTGATGTGGTTTTAGTTTTCTTTATACCACGATCTGCTTTATACAAATCAATTGCTCGTGCAGCAGAACGTGCATCTGCATCATTTTCGTATAGAGCATCTTGAATCCATTTTGGTTGTTCTTCTGCCCATTCGTGAAAGTCATCACTATCTCGAATGTCACCAAAGTCTGGATGTAGTCGCATAAGTTCAGCTTCAGCTTTTTCACGTGTAGCATTAGCTTTCATTTCGTCAATTTCACGTACACGGTCTTCTAAACCCTGTGCTTGTTCTTTTGCCTTTTTAATTGCAATTGTTTCAACGAGAGCTGCTACGTCAGGATATTTAGCACTCCATGCTTCAAGATCATCATCTGACTTTGGTAGTTTAATCTCACTCTTTGTGGCTTGGGATAGTTGTTGTTCCAATGCCTGAATGCGATCTTCGTACTCTTTTTCTTTTTGTTGTTGATGTCTACGTAGATCACCATAACGTTTTTTAAAGCTGCGTTCTTCAGCATTTGCAGGTTCAGCTTCTTTAGGTTCTTCAACCTTTTCTTCTTCACCTTTTTGTTCAGCAATTAATTGCTCTAGTTCTTCTTCTTCTTTTTTAATTCGTTCTTCGTTTGTATACTTGCGATTTGCAAATGCTACTTTTTTGGGTGACTGCATTTCTTCAGCCATGATTTGTTGTTCTGACATTATCTGTCCTCTTACTAGGGCCACCGTAGCCATGTTGGATGGGGGATGGGTAGCTAGTCATATTAAGGTGGTTATTATTTTTTCTTACGTGAGGCTAGTCCACCTTTTTTAAATCCATAGCCTCCTACGTATCCTTTACCTGCCATTTGACCTCCTGCAACTGTACCTGCTTGTTCAGCTTCTTCTTGTGTAGCTCCACTTTCTATTGCAGATTGAGTTGCTTGTTCTTGAGCCTGTGATATTTGTTCTTGTGTAGCCACAGGTGCAAATGGATCATCGTCATCGTCATCATCTTGTTGTGATGGTTGTGCTGCTGCTTCTTCTTGTGCAACTTTAGCTAAGTAACTTTCTATGTCACTTACTGTTGGTGGCTCTGTTGTAACAGGAGCAATACTTGGGAATGCAGGACCACCATCATCGTCATCATCTTTGTCTTCCCCTGTAACAGGTGCCATTGCTTCAGCAAATTGCTCTGCAACTGTTTTTACAGTTTCTGGAGATTCATCAGCTAATCCTAGACCTGCTCCTTTGGGTTCAAAGTCAGCCAAAGTTTTAGCTGCTTCTGGACTAATCTCTTCCAAAGCTACTTCTAATGGTTTTGTACCTGCCTCTAAGTCTTGTACTAACTTATCATACTGATCTGGAGCAACTTCTTTTAAACGTTCATCTGCTTTATCTTTTGCTAATTGTGTACGTAAAGGTAATGTATCGGGTGTTTCAAGAGCATCAATAGCTGCAGGTGATGTGTCTACAGTAGTAACACCTACTCCACCTCTATCACCATCATCTCCACCAAATACACGATCTCTAGGAAATTCAGGTACTTCTGGATCAGAAGTTATATCTACATCTTCTAAACCTAACTCAGTTAAATTTTGTTGTAATGTATTATTAGGTTCAACAGGTTCTGTTTCAGCAGTTTCTGTAGGTGTTACAAATGGAGCTTCTTCTCTGTCAGTAAACCCTGCTTCTATCATTTGTTGAGCTTCAGTTTTAGGTTCTTCTGTTGGAGTAGGCCTTAGTTTAGGTTTAATAGTAGTACCAGAATTAATTGCAACCTTTTGTACTTTTGCTGCCTCTTCATCTGAAATACCAAACAATTCTTTTACTGCACCACCTAGTTTGTCTAATATGGTTTCATCTGCACCTTCTTCAATGTCTGTTGCAATTTGGTTTAATGCTGCAACTTGACCTGCTGTAGGTGTTTTCTTTGCTGCTTCTATTGCTCTTTGTAAATTAGCATCTCTGCCTTTAGCATTTAATTTATTAGCTGCGTGTACAAATGCGGCAGGTACACCACCAAACAATGAAGCCACACCTGTTGCAATCATAGGTGTATTGCCTGTGGTTTTCTTAGCTTCTGCAATCCATAAATCAACTTTTTTAGGATCGGGTGGATCACCAAAGTCCATATCCCATCCACCTGCTTTTTGGAACTCTGATGGTTCTGGTGGTGGTGTTCTATCATCATCACCTCTATCAATGGATGCAACTTCTGCAGCTTCATCTTCTGTGGGTATGTCTGTACCTACAGGATAAAATCCTACAGGAATTGGGTAAAGTGGCTTACCATCTAAAAATGGTATCTTTCTTATTTCACCTGCCTCGTTTGTATAATCTCTTACGTCTTGATTACGTGGATCAAATTTAGGAATTACAAACGTACCTTCTTGTGCTTTTATAACACCACCCTGTGCCATTTCTTTTGGTTTGTCTTCTTCCTCTTCTTCTTTACCTTCAACAATAATTAAGTCCATCATACCAAATGGCATATCGTCAGGTAGTGTAGCTTCATCTCCATTACCCATCTGACCCATAGCTTCCATTTGTTTTAAACCTTGCTTGGCATCTTGACGCATACGCATTAAGTTCTCAAGACCAATGTAACGTACTACGTCTGCAGGAAACACAAACTCTCCTTCACTTAGCATGGCAGGAATATCATCACGTACTTCTTTACGTGTACTACCTACGGGTACATCATTTCCAGATACCTCATCTACCATGCCACCTTCATCACGAAGGCCACCATCTTCAAAGAGTTCCATTTGTTTCTCATACATTTTTTAGTACCTCATCTCGTAGTAACTTTAGTCTACGTAACTGATAAATTGCACCCTGTGCTCTGTGTAGTATTTGAACATTATCACTTTGCTCCATCATACGATGTTGTTGTTCAATCAAGCTATCTAAATAATCTTCAAACTTAACCCACTGGGCTTGGTTGCTGACCAACGCCTTGAGCTTGTTGAGGTGCTCCCTGTCCTGCATTACCACTAAATCCTTGTTCTTGTGGTGTTGGTGCTTGGCCTACGCCAATGTTACCGCCACCTGCTCCCGATGTATCCATTGGGTTTGCCCCTGCAGGAGCACCCTCTGGTGTTGGCTGTTGTGCTTGCATACCTTTCATAAGTTCTGCTTGCAATGCAGCCTCGTCCATATTGTTAGTAACCTTATCGGGGTCAAGGTCAAGAGACTTTGCAATCTCACGAATAATGTATTGGAACTTAGCAAATGGTGCAAGTGCAGGGTTGGATGATACTTGCAAGAATTGCATAAGTCGTTGGCTACGTACTTCATTAGCCATTAGACTTTCAGTTCCACGTGCTTTAACTTCTAAGTCACCACGCATCTCTGGGTCAAAGTCAAACTGCATATTAAAACGGAATAGACCTTCACCCATTGGACGTAGTAAGTAGTCATCAATGTTTTTGATTACGTTTTTAATACCACCACTAGCAGCACCCATTAGCATACTAATACCACTAGCTGTACGGCCTACACCCATGACACCTGTTTGCCCGTGTGCAAAAGATGGAAAGCCAGTGGATTCGTCTGCAAGCACTCGTGCTTTATCAAACAGTTGTAAGTTTTCACCTGCAACGTTAGGAAACTTAGTGCCAAAGATAGCTTGCCCTGGAGCACCACCTTGCCTACGGAATACTTTGCCTGGGTATACTGATAGGTCTTGGCCTGGAACTAGGTTAGTTTCATCTACCTCAATTAATAGGTTGCCAGACAATACTGCATTATCTACCGCCATACGCATGAAACCATTCATCAAGGTTTGCGTATCGTCCATATTTTCTGCAATACCAACACCAAAGAATGAGTATGGATTTAGTTCATAAGGTACAGCTTGGTATGGAATACGAGCAGGTTTAAATGGGTTAAGAACCATACGGATAAGTTTACCATTACAAATCCATACATTTGCTTGTAGTTCATCAAATGCAGATAGTTCTTCTGGAATATCTACACCTTGCTCTTCAAGCATCTCAACGTCACACATGCCCCAATACTCTAAGACTTCAAATCTTTCTACGCCATGTTCTGGTGCATAGTCAGATAGATCATCTTCCCAGTATTGTTTGTCATAGTTTTCACCAAGCATAATTGCTTCATCAATAACTTGACTACGGAAGTATGGACGTTTCTTTAATCCACGCATCTGTGTACGAGAAAGTTTGTGCCGTTCAATTACATACTGTGCCTCATCCATACTGTTAGCATCTGGATCAGGATAAAAGTTCCACACAGATACATGAGATACCTGTGGCACAGTTTTCATTATTGGATTGTAGCTACCCTCTTCATCCCAGTTAGGATATTCTTTGTCTACAGCAAATGGACCTTTCATTACACCTGTACCAAACAATGCCATTTCAAATGCAGTGCTTCGTAAGTGTTTAGATGCAGAGGACTCTTCTAACTGATCCTGTATTTTCTTTTGCATCTTTTTGGCTGCAATCATCGCAGGACTAAAAGTAATTGCTGTAGGAGTTTTGCCTACACCTTCCTGTACGTTATCAATCCCTTCAAATTTATCTTTGATAGGACCGAGCATTTCGTTTAGTGTTTTAAGTGTAGCACCTGCAGGAAACTCTTTACCATCACCCTTAAATCCATAAGGACTGCTTTCATTCAAACCATCCTCACGCATCTCTGGTGGTTCTGCAGGATCAAAGTTAACATCTGCAACTACGCCATCTGGCAGTTCAGTAGGTTCTATAGAAAGAGGAAAACGATTGTTAGCAAAAAGAACATCCACAATTTGCCCATAGGCAGCAAGAGTTTTTGTCTTAGTAACTTTAATAAATACACGAGATTTTTCTGCTTCAGTAAATTGTACATCAGGACCATAGATACCACGATAGTTTCTATATGATCTTAGCCAACGTTCTTCGTCCTGCCTACGGTAGTCTTCAGAACGGTGATAACGTTCCATAATAAATGGAATGATTTTAGAAGTATCTGCATCTTCTTCAACAGAATTATCTGTATCCTCTAATGCGATAGAATCGTCTTCAATAAATATGTCGTTTTCTTCTGCCATTTACTTTTCCTTAATAGCCAAATGTTGAATCTGCTACTCTCATACCCATTGATGTTGTTCCATGAGGATCATAGTCAAATACACTAAATCGTGGTCTTGACATTATACCATACCGTAATGCATCATACAAGTGATCTTCAGAGTGTGTATCAATGTCTTCAGGGTTCTTTTTATCTAATGGTATAGCAGGTAATTGTGCTACTATATTTGTACAAGTATTAAAGAATACTAGTCTGGGGCTTTCTGTAAACTCATCTACTTGTAAACGTCTGTGTATTTCATTTTTACCTGCAACACGAGAACCTCTCGAACGATCTGATGGCCTCCAACGACAACCACGACTAATCATTTGTTCTGCTAGGCTAGGGCCAGTATCTCCACGTTTGTGCCACAAAGAACTGTCAAGTACACCATATTTAATATTACCATCATCAGATTCTAATTTTAAGACCATATCGGCAAGGTCTGTTGCGAGTACTTTACTGACGTATAATTCTCTATATACGATAAGTTGCTCATTAGGCGCAACGGCAAACCA